GCACGACTTATTTTCACGACAAACAAATACAAATTTGAAGGAAACCTTTTACAAACACAAACCAATTAATACACAATAGGGATCCCAAATGTGGTGTAGAGGGTGCCGGTACATGTAGGACCAGTGACAGTGAAAGACCAGGGACCAGCGTTGTTGTTAAGAGATGCAGATGTCCGAGTGATGCCTCCAGTAGTACTAGCTTCAGTGATGGTCTGAGCGCCAATAGTTCCATTGGTGACGGAGGCAAGAGTTGGAGCAGCAGAAACGGTGGTAGCTGCAGCAGTCATGGTTATGTAGACACCGCGGCCAGCCAATTTCGGATCGGTGAAAGTGATGGTATCACCAGAGATTGAATACGAACCAAAAGGCGAGATTTGTGCGTCCGCAATGGTACTAACAGGTAAAGAAAAATTCAAGAAGCTGGTTGTTCCGCCCTGAAAGAAATGGGCGGATGTAACACCAGAGTTGAATAACTCAACGGTAGTAGTAACTGCGGGAGTGGCCTCAATGGGTTTGAAAAGTTCAACTTCATAGGATATCCAAAGTTCACCGATAGGATTCCCGGCAGCAGGCATTCCAGTGGTTGCGACATTCAAAATACCAAATGTATAGGTAGAAACGTCGCGGGGAGTGCCAGCAGCAGTGCTAGATCCAGTTTGAAGCAAAGTGGGTCCAGACTTCTGCGGGTCACACTCCCAACCATGGAGAAAAGAAACCTGAGGTTTGGAGGAAGTGGTGAACTCATGATTATCCATTTGTAGCTTGTTGACAAATGGTGATTCATGAGCGTCATATTGTGTGGCAATAATAACGGAGCCAGACGCCTGATTGGTTGAATTTATTGAGTCAATGGCCAAAGACTTGAACTCAACAACTCCTCCATGCAGACGCCACTGCTCCCACTGGGTTCCTTCAACGAAAAGCCAAGGGAAGAGAGATTGGTTGAAGATGGCGATGGGATAAACGGTATTGGTGAAAGTGGTGGTAGAGAGAACGTCTCCCAAGTATTCTCGGTGGGTAATGATGCAAGATCGGTCCTTGCGTCGATTACTGAACTGGGGGGGACCTCCGGCATCCATGAGAGTGTTGTATCGGATACCGTAGTCGCCTCGCCCAAAGATGTGAGAAAGCAGGTCTCCGCCAAGAGATCCAGTGCGTGAGGCCCATTTTCCCCAATCGGAGGAAGGACCGGACGGAGAGGACTTGTAATCGCCTTTTCCGCGAATTGAGCGCGTAATAGGGCGTTTCGAGCCTTTCTTCGGAGCCGGGCCAGTTTTCTTCTTGGGTTGACGGGGTCGGGACGGGGTTTTGGCTGACATCGGGGTTCAAGGGAAGCGAGAATAAGGGAATGAAGTGACGAGAATGAGTGTGTGAGGGTAGCAAGCTGATTCGAGATAGTTTCAAGATCGAGATGCATAAGGACAATTCGGCGGGCCGTCATGATCGGCCCCGGTCACGAAAATTCTTAGCTATCGGTCGAGAAGACCCAGAAAAGCGAGCACCAACACTCTTACTGCGGTCGCGACGTGCGGCCTCAGCCTCTTTACCATTAATGTGACGAAAC